TCCACGAGGATGGCGTCAAGCTGGCTTTCGACGACTCTCTGACCAAGATCAAGGGGCACCAGGGACACGGAGTTGTCAAGACATTCCTGGACTCCTCTGAGTCGTCTATCAGCGCGACCCTCCTGGAGACGTTGCTCAAGCCGCTGACCTGGTATCTTGACGCTACTGCTGAGAAGGTTGAGGAGACCAAGGCCGGTGGTGGTGGCGAGAAGATTAATGTCGCCAAGATTACCGCGAAGTCGAGCCGAAAGGTCAAGGTCCTCTCCGGCGTCGCCGACCTCTTCGACGTCTCCGGCGTGGGCGCCCATGTCCGCATCGTCTTCCCCCGCCTGGAGCTCGGCGAGCGCGGCGAGATCACATTCCAGCAGGCCGAAATCACCGGCTATGAGTTCAACCTCTCGATCCTCGGAGATTACATCATCTACTCCGATCACAAGGCGCTGATCCCGGCCTGACAATCTCCTCCTCCGCCCCGGCTCTTGGGATGGTCCCCGGGGCGGAGGAGGACACCACGCACGGACCGCCCCACCACTAGAAAGGACACATCCCCCATGAGCAAGAAGAAGCACCGCAAGCCCGCCGCCGCCACCGCAGTAGCCCACAGCGAGACGGCCGAGCTCGCCCGTGAAGCCGGCGCGAAGCTCCCTGAGGACCACGCTGCCAAGACTGAGGCCGCTGACGGCGTCTACACGGTGGATGTAAACGGGGTGACTCTTACCGTCGAGCACGCCGTCATCAACGATTACAGGCTGATTGACCTCGCAGACCGCGGAAACCCGTCGGTCCTTTTCAAGGCCATTGTCGGCGATAAGCATGACGAAGTGCTGGACGCCCTGGAAGATGAACATGGGCGCGTCCCCATTGAGCGAATCGGCGAGCTGATCAAGCAGGTCTACACGCTGGTGGGGCAGGGAAACTCCTCGGCCTCCCCAGCCTCCTGAGAGACTACGGGGAGGCCATTGAAGCGGACCTGCTGCACTACTACGGCGTCGATCTGCTCGACCTCTACCGTGGCCGCCTGACACCCCGCCGAGCGGTCACCCTGATCCACGGGCTGCCAGCAGGGTCCGCCCTGGATCACGCCCGTGGAGGCCCCCGCTACTGGTCGGATGAGGTCTCCACCATCATGCACGTCGGCCACCAGATCGTATGCGCCGTCGCTGCCTCCGCGGGCGTCAAGCAGTCCAAGATGCCGTCGGCGCCTGAACCGCCGGAGCTGGGATGGCAGCAGAAAGAGGCAGAAAAAGCTGCTCTTCGCGACCGTAAAGCCCGCAACTGGATGCGCCGCTACGGCGACAGTGCAGGACTCACCATGACCTGACAAACAACTCTATAGAGAGGGGCGGCGATGGCCGGCTTCAGTCTCGGAACCGCATGGGTCCAGATCAGCCCCTCCATGAAGGGCATGCGGTCCTCCATCGAGCGCGAGCTCGGCGGAGTCAGCACCAAGCCGGCGGAACGCTCCATCACGTCCGGCCTGGGCGGAGCGTTCAAGCAGGTCGGGTCGATCGCCACTGCGGCACTCGGTGCCGCAGCGGCGATCGACCTCGGCATGGGATTCGCCGATATCGCGTCCCAGGCGCTTAATGCTGCGGATGCGACCCTGAAATTCAAGAACACGCTTTCTTTCGCGGGGATTGCGTCCGACCAGATCGAGGCACTGACAGCCTCAACCAAAGAATATGCGGACCGGACCGTCTATGGGCTGGACGATATCCAGAATATCACCGCCCAGCTCGCCTCAAACGGCGTCGAAGGATACGACAAACTCGCCGAGGCTGCCGGAAACCTGAACGCTGTCGCCGGCGGTAATGCTGAGACTTTCAAGTCCGTCGGCATGGTCCTCACCCAGACTGCCGGCCAGGGAAAGCTAACTACAGAGAACTGGAACCAGCTTTCTGACGCCATTCCTGGCGCGTCGGGGAAGATTCAGCAAGCCCTCCTTGATGCCGGTGCTTACACGGGGAATTTCCGTGACGCCATGGCGAAGGGTGAGATCACCGCCGAGGAATTCAACGCGGCGATCATGGACTTGGGAATGACGGACGTCGCCCAAGAGGCGGCGACCTCGACCCAGACCATGGAAGGCGCCTGGGGCAATTTCGAGGCCACCATGGTCACGGGTGCCCAGCAGATCGCTGAAAAGGCGCTCCCGTACCTGACTGCTGGCCTGTCGAAAATGTCCGACTGGGCATCGACAGCGTTCGCCTGGATCAACACGACCCTGATCCCGTCCCTGTCATCCTTGTGGAGCACCCTCGCACAAGGCGATTTTACGGGGCCGATCTTCGGCTTTGAAGAGGATAGCGGCTTCGTTGATTTCCTTTTCAATGTTCGTGATGCAGCCATTTCTGCTGGCCAGTGGATCAATGACACGCTGATCCCCTCGGTGCAGAGCATCTACAATATCCTCGCAAACGGGGACTTCACCGGACCCATATTCGGGCTCGAGGAAGATTCCGGCCTGGTCGCATTCCTCTTTGACATCCGCGAAACCGCAGTAAGTCTGTGGAATACTCTCACAGGCTCCGTGATTCCTGGCGTCACCAGTTTTCTGACTACGGTCGCGAATTCGCCGATGTTCCATACGGTCCTCAGCTTCTTCGGGAGCCTGGCCAACAATGAGGGCGTCCTGCTCGGCGTAGTCGGCGCATTCACGGCCTGGAAAATCGTGATGGCCGGCATTAGCCTGTGGAATTTCATCGCGGGCATCGGCAAAAGCACGGTCGCACTGGTCACCAACACTGGCGCTTGGATAGCCAATAAGGCCGCGATGATTGCGTCCAAGGCGCAGACTGTCATCCTCATGGGGATGTACGCCGGTGAGTTCATCGCCAACCTCGTCAAAACCGGGGTGCAGCTGGGGATTCAGGCCGGCGCCTGGATCGCTGCGACTGCGGCGCAGGCCGCGCACACTGTGGCCGGCTGGGCGAGCATCGCTATGCAGGGGGCCGCTAAGGTCGCCACCTTGGCGTGGACTGGCGCTCAGTGGCTCCTGAACGCGGCCTTGGACGCGAACCCGATCGGTATCGTGGTCATTGCGATCGCGGCCCTGGTGGGTGCCCTCATCTACGCCTGGAACAATTCCGAAACATTCCGGAATATCGTGATCAGCGCCTGGGAGGGGATTAAATCCGCTGCCGGTACTGTCGCTGAGTGGTTCATGACCAATGTGTGGCCGCTCCTCCAAACGGCGTGGGGCTATATTTCTGCTGGCGCCTCTGCCCTGTGGGGCGTTATCGTGGCGGCCTGGAATGGGATTTGGTCTGCCGCCTCCGGTGTCGTGGACTGGTTCTCTACGTCCGCGTGGCCGGCTATCCAGACCGCATGGACGTACATATCTGCCGGAGCCCAGCTCCTGTGGTCGATTATCTCGACCGTTTGGAACGGAATATGGACGGTCGTATCCGGCGTCGTCAATTGGCTTTGGTCTGTCGCAGGCACGCAGATTTCCACAGTGTGGACCTGGATATCCACGGGGGCGTCGTTCCTGTGGTCGATTATCTCGACTGTCTGGAATGGGATATGGTCCGTTATTGGTGGCGTGGTCACGTGGCTGACGACGACCGCGGCGCCCTATATCGCTGCTGCGTGGGAGATAATTAAGACCGGCGCCTCGTTCCTGTGGTCGGTCATTTCGACCGTCTGGAACGCCATATGGACAGTCATTTCAACTGTCGTGGCATGGATTTGGTCTGTCGCAGGCACGCAGATTCAGACCGTATGGAACTGGATCACCACGGGAGCCCAACTCATGTGGGTGGGCATGCAAGTGGTCTGGAACGGCATTTGGACTGTGGTGTCCGTGGTCGTCAGCTGGATCGTCAACACGGCCTGGCCGTGGATCCAGTCGGCGTGGTCCGGAATATCATCCGGGGCCTCAACCTTGTGGTCGTGGATCACGTGGGTCTGGAACGGCATTTGGTCCGCCATTTCAGTGGTCGTGAACTGGATTCTCTATACGGCCTGGCCGTGGATTCAATCAGCCTGGACCGGCATCTCCACGGGCGCGAGCACCCTATGGAGCTGGATCACGTGGGCATGGAACGGGATTTGGTCTGCCGTATCTGTCGTCGTCAATTGGCTGCTGTACACCGCGTGGCCCTGGGTCCAATCCGTGTGGACCGGTATCACCAACGGGGCCAACGCGCTATGGACCGCCATATCCACAGCCTGGAACGGCCTGAAAAGTGCGATCAGCACTGTCGCAGATTGGCTGTACAACACTCTCTGGACTCGCGTCTCTCAGGTCTGGTCTGGCATTAAGTCCGGCGCTGAGAAGATGAAGGACGGCATCAAGAACGCTTTCGATAAGGTCAAGAGTGCCGCGGCCAAGCCGATTAACTTCGTGATCGGCACCGTCTATACGGACGGCATCAAGAAGCTTGTCGATAGCGTCATGGAAAAGGTCGGTCTCGACCTGCGCATGCCGTCCGTCTCGAAAGTCGCCGAATACGCGTCCGGTGGTGTGTTGCCTGGTTACACGCCGGGTAAGGACATTTACCATTTCACCTCGACCGACGGCGGTGGCCGGCTCGCCCTCTCGGGCGGTGAGGCGATCATGCGCCCCGAGTGGGTGCGGGCAGTCGGTGGGCCGGCCATGGTCAATGCCATGAACCGGGCCGCAGTCGGGCACCGGATGATCCCCGGCGGAGACGTCGGCAAGGACGGATACCGCGGATACGCCCCCGGCGGTGTATGGGAGGCCGTAAAGGACACCATCAGCAGCGGTTACACCGCGATCTCCAACTGGGTGAGCGATTCAGCGGAAGCGTTGGGCAATATTCTCACCGACCCTGCTGGGGCGATTGAGAATCTTGTCTGGTCCCCTGTCAAGGCAAAGCTCGATTCCTACGGCGGAAATGGTGGCGCTTTCTGGGATGCCGGAAAAGCGATTCCGAAAAAGATCGTTGACGGCGTCAAGGACTGGTTTGTATCGCATGCTCCCGCACCGTCGGGTAGTGGCGATGGGCCCGTCGATCTGAGCAGCGCCACGGACCTGCCCTCGGCAGCCAGGGCGGCTATCGGCACACCGTATGTCTGGGGCGGCTCGTCCGTTCCGGGCGGCGTGGACTGTTCCGGCTTGGTCTATTGGGCCGCTAAGCAATTGGGCTGGGGTTGGCCGCGGCTGACGGCCGCGGGCTATCAGGCAGGCTCCCGTCCAGGGAATTCAAATGTCCCCGGGAACCTCTTGTTCTGGGGCTATCCTGCGCATCACGTGGCTATCGCATCGGGCGGGGGCCGCATGATCGAGGCCCCAACATTCGGCATCCCCGTCCGTGAGATCGGCATCTACGGCGGGCCGAGTGCAGGTATCTATGGGTACGATAGTGGCGGCTGGCTGCAGCCTGGTGACACTATGGCCGTCAATAAAACTGGCAAGCCCGAAGCGGTTTTCACGAATACTCAATTCGAGAAAATCGACAAGCTTATCGGGGCACTGGAGAACGGACTTTTCAGTCAGCGTGATCTGATCGTCCGCGACGCAGATGACGAGCTCATCGGCCGAATGAAGACCGAAGCCGTGGGCGCCATTGTCGAGTACGACCAGCTGAATCACTGAACCGCTAATGGGGCCTCACTGTAGTCAGTGACGTCCTCACTGTAGTCAGTGACGAGCAGGACGAGCTCAGTGATAGCTCGCTGAAAGGATCCTCATGGCACTCACAGGGTGGGTCGCGTCCCATACGGGGCTGCCGTCGCTCATGGCCACGGGCAAGGAGCCGATCTATGCAGGAGATCGGCTCCTTGCCGTCCCGGGCCTGGTGCGCGCCCCCCGTCCAGTCCAGTGGTGGAAGCACGTCCGGGCTGAGGAGAAGGGGCCGCTGCTCACCGAGCCGCGCACCACCCTCGTATCGGACGCCATGGCAGTGCCCGGCTCAACGCTGACCTACACGCAGGGAGACTCGTCCGTCACCCTGACTCGGCCGGAGGCCGACTGGTGGCGGGCGATGATCTCCGGCCTCGACGGCCGCACCATCCCAGACATCGTCTGGACCCACGACGGCGACAAGCGCGACTGGACCTCATCTATCAACCGCTTCAGCCCCCGCATAGCCCGCTGGTCTCTCGAGGAACCGGCGCGCACTGGCACCGGTCTCCTGACCCTCCTCGACCCGGACCGCGGCGAGGACCTATGGGACCTGCTGCGCCGCAGCGAGCCCCTGATCATCACCCCTGGCCGGCACGCCGACAGCCTGCCGCCCAGGTTCGTGACCGTGGACAAGCTGACCTCCAAGCGGATCAGCGGCGACGGCATCCTCGAGTACTCCGTGACCTGGACCGAGGTCCCAGAGGACTCACCCATGCTCTGCGGAGCGCAAAGCGGGTGGGGCGCAGCCCCGGTCGTGACCTGGGGCGAATGGGCGGCCTATGACGCCGGCGTCTGGAAATCACGCACGCCGATCGAGCTCTGCAGACTGATCGCGGGGATGCCATGAGACCCGGGCCCTCTACCGACGACCTCGCAGCCGGCGTCGCCATCGGCGCCCGCGTGGACATTATCCGCGGCGGCCGCGTCCTGGTCACAGGCGTGCCAGCCACAAAAGTTGAGCTCCAATGGTCCTCCGGGTCTCGGACGGTCCCCGCCCAGGTCACCTACCGGGCGCCCCTGTCCTGGACGCCGCTGGATCCGCTGGACGCCCTCAACAATTTCGGGCAGCGCAGCATCATCACCGCTCTCCTCGAGGACCGCACTGGCCGCCGCTGGGAAGTTCCACTTGGACATTTTGTGCACACCACCTGGAGCGTGGACAAGGACGCCGTGTCCGTGACCGCGACCGACCTCATGCAGATCCTGGAGGACAATCCAGCCCCATGGGGGTCCTCACCTCCTGAGGACGCGACGACCGTGAGCGAGATCAGGCGCCTGTCTGACGGCCTCGTGCCGGTCGTCCTCGATGAGGGCACCCAGGACTGGCCAGTGCCACGCACCAGCCAGTGGGGCAACTCGCGGACCGAGGCTGTCACCAAACTGGCCGCTTCCCAGGGCGTCGGCATCCGGGCCGGCTGGGACGGCGCCTTACACGTGTACCGCATCGCCCGCTCCACACGCCCAGACGCGATTTACACCCACGCGAATGGGCTCCTCAAAGACGCCCCCCGAGCGCCACGCTCCGGCGGCCGCAGGCCGAATCGGTGGTACGTCACCGGCACCAAGCAGGGCACCAAGCAGGGCGAGCAGGAAGAGCGCTGGACCGCGACCCGGACCAGCACAGCACAGCCCTATGAGCCCGACGGGTACGGCTGGATTACCAGCCACAAGGACTTATCCGGGGCGGACAGCCAATTCGCGGTCGAGCAGGCCGCTGACGCGAATATGCTGGCAGACATCTCCGCCGCACAATCTAGGTCTCTGACCGTAGTGCCTGATCCCCGCGTCGAGGTCGGTGACGTGATCGGCGCGGTGACTGCCGAGGGCGAGCAGCTGGCAGGCCGGGTGACGGCTTACACGCTGCCGCTGTCCGACCCGAGCGCTGACATGCGCATCGACATCGACATCCTGGAGGACTGACCATGGCGCGTCGGGTGACACCCTCGCTCCTGCTAGACACTGCCCCGAGTACGCGCCGCCAGCCGGGCGGCGGCAGCGTCCCGATGCCGTCGTCGCCAGTGTCCTGGACGTACGGCAAGATCACCGCCACGGCGGCCACAGACACGTCTTTGCCGCCCGGCTGGGTGGAGGTCGGCATCCCCTACGGAAATCCCGTCAGCAGGGCTGTGGGCGAGTCTGACGGCATCAGCACATGGGTCGGCGCCCGTGTCATGGTCATCCTGGACACGACCGGCAGGGTCATCAAAATCAGCGACCCGATCGCCGAGCCCGGGCCCGACGATGACGTGCAGCATCTCGGCCAAACCGGACGCCGCCTGAAAAAAGCTCTCGACGACGCCGTGAAAGCCCAGAGGGCCGCTGATCAAGTGCGGGACAACGCCCGGGAGGCCGAAAGCAAGGCCAGCCAAGCCGCCAAGGACGCAGCCAAGGCTCTCAAGATCGGAGAGTCCAACCGCCCACCCCACGTGGGGAAAGACGCGCCAGAGAATCCGCCGCTGGGCATGCTCTGGTACCCCACCGACGAGCGAGACAATATCATCGCCGCCCGTCTCTGGGACGGTAACCAGTGGCTGCCCCGCCCCCTCGTGGCAGACAGTGTTCTCGTCCCCGGCTCCGTAGGGGACGCCTCCATAAAAGACGGCGCCATCACCGCGCCGAAAATCTACGCCTCCAAGGAGTTGTCGGCCAAAATCGGAGCCTTCCTGGAGGTCACCACCGACATGCTCACCGCCGGGAACGCCACAATCCCGGGCACGGCGGTTGTCGGGGACCTAATCGGTAACCGGCTCATGGGTGGCGAACTTTCCCTACTCGACTCCGAACCAGCCACGCAGACGCAGACCGCCGACTTCCGCAACGGCGCCGAGGGCTGGAGCGCTAACACGTCGTACCTGAAGTCCATGGTAATGGATCAGGGCAACGGGGAATTATCTTTCAGACTAGCCAAGCTGGAGGGCTTCCAGGACCCCCCGCCGTATATCCCGATCGCTGACCACATGGGGATGTTCGGCCCCACTCAGGGAGGCATGGGTGATATCACTCTGACGCTAGAGCGG